GAGAGCAGAAAGCTCACGCAGTGACAAGGTTCGCCTTGAAGCGGCTGTAGATTTGCTCAATCGTGCGGGCTTGAGAGCCCCTGACCGCGTAGACCATCGTGTTTCTGGCGAGATCTCGGTGCAGATTGACCTTAGTTGAGGGGGTGGGGGTCCAAAAACGGGGGTGGTAGTATGGCAAGTGGTCCCCAATCTGTATTTTTCCCCGAAAACCCTCGAGCACCCGCTCTGATATTTTTTCTCCCTTTGAATCTTTCGATGTTGTTTTTGGTGAGAGGAGACTGTGATGCCTAAGGTTGGTGGTAAGATGTTTGGTTATGGTGGCGCTGGTATGGCCGCTGCCAAGAAGGAAGCTGCCAAGACTGGTAAGCCGATGAAGATGACCAAGATGGCAAAGCCTGCTGCCAAGCCGATGGCTAAGGGCAAGAAGTAAGGTGACCAAGGCTCCCTCTCGTGTGAACGAGGCTGGTAACTATACCAAGCCTGGAATGCGAAAGTCTTTGTTCGAAGCGATCAAGGCTGGAGGCAAGGGAGGGAAGCCCGGTCAGTGGAGTGCCCGTAAGGCACAGATGCTGGCCAAGGACTACAAGGCCAAGGGCGGAGGCTATCGAGACTGATGAAGAAGCCGCAGAAGTCACTGGCTAAGTGGACCAAGGAAGATTGGCGCACCAAGTCTGGCAAGCCTTCGACTCAAGGGAAGGACGCTACTGGTGAGCGTTACCTTCCTGCCAAGGCGATCAAGGCATTGTCTGCCAGTGAGTATGCGGCAACGACGAAGGCCAAGCGCGAGGGATCAAAGGCTGGCAAACAGTTTGTTAAGCAGCCTACCTCGGTAGCCAAGAAGGTGAGGAAGTTCCGGTGAGGAAGGAGCATAAGAACCCCGCTGGTGGCCTGACGGCTGCTGGCCGCTCCTTCTTCAAGCGAACTGAGGGCGCGAACCTGAAGGCTCCGGTCAAGGGTGCTGCCGATACGCCCGAGAAGATGCGGCGCAAGGGTAGCTTCCTTGTTCGCATGGGTAGTGGCGCTGGCCCGCTCAAGGATGAGAAGGGTAGACCCACTCGATTGAAGCTGTCTCTGGTGGCCTGGGGGCATAGCGGTGACAAGGCGAGTGCGGTGGCCAAGGGCAGATCACTGCTGGCCCGATACAAGGCGGCCAAGGAACGCAAGAAGGACTAGTCCATTGAGGCTGGCTTTGTGCGAGGTGTAGCGGTGCGACAAGGAGATTATCATGTCGATTAGCTATAACGAAGCTTGGGTGCCTCAGGGTGCAGTTGCAGTCACGCCATCTAACTCGGCGTTGATTAACTGCGTTGCTCTTTATGTGGGCGGAAGCGGCAACGTGGTGATCGACACGGTTGCCAATACCAGCGTGACGTTTGCTAACGTGCCGGGTGGCACTACGCTTTGGATTAAGGCGATCCGCGTAAAGACCGCAAGCACTGCTACTAATATTGTGGCGCTGTCCTAATGAGTTTTGGCGCTGGCATTCTGCTGCCTCAAAGGTATTCTCTTTCGGGCGCTAGTGGTTTTGGCGGCGCTGATGAGCCTACGCTTATCCTAGATTTTGTGGGCAGCAATGTGCCGTATGGCGCAACGCTCGATCTGGATTTTACCCGCGAGACATTTACTGCCTATACCACCGATCCAGCCGGGCAAGGCTTCCCGAACTTCTGGGCTTGGAGCTAACTCATGCCGTTGACCAACTACGCCTTTGCTGATCTGATCACGTTCACGCGCTCCACCACGGCTACGTTCGTGGGCAGCAACGGCCTGATCCAGTCTGCGGCGATCAATGCCCCGCGCTTTGACTTTAGCCCCGTCACGCTGGCCCCACTGGGCCTGCTGATTGAGGAGCAGCGGGTAAACTCGGCGTTGTACTCGGAGCAATTTGACAACGCCGTATATATCAAAGTTCGCTCAAGCATTACCGCTAACGCTACGACCTCCCCTGATGGAACTGCAACAGCAGATAAATTGGTAGAAGATACAACCGTACTAAGCACCCATTTGATCCAACTGCAAGGCGGGTTTTCATCGTTTGTTTCTGGAACTACATATGTAATTTCTGGATACGCTAAAGTTGGCGAAAGAACCTCTGCCTCCATAAGTATGGGGACGGACGCCGGGGTTTTTGCAGGCCAAAGCGCAAACTTTGATTTCAGCACGGGCGCTATCAGCGCGCAATCTGGCGTCGCTACTTTTGCAATGACTAACGCTGGCAACGGCTGGTATCGTTGGTCTATCGCCGCTACAGCAGCGGCGTCGGGTGCCGGCGCTATCCGTTTTTCAATTATTGGGCCGTTGGGCAGTACTACCTACACCGGCGACGGCACCTCTGGCTTGTTTCTTTGGGGCAACCAAATTGAAGCTGGCGCGTTCCCCACCAGCTACATTCCCACCGTGGCTTCCACGGTCACCCGCGCGGGTGACGTTGCAGTGATGACGGGAACAGCCTTTTCAAATTGGTTTAACGCCAGCGAGGGAACGATTGTTTCAGAAACCGCGATATACAGCACGGCTGCGCGTAATAGCGCGGCGTATGATATAAACGACACAACCGGCAACAACCGAATTATTTATCGGACAATTACAACAACCTCAACCGATCAAAATGTTATTCGCAGCGGTGGAGCGCTAATAGCAAGTCTTGTAAGCGGCGTGGCGGTTACTACTTCGCCTCGGAAAGCTGCTGTCGCTTACAGAGCGTCCGATTTTGCTTTGGTTGTAAATGGTTCAACACCTACCGCACAGTTAAGCGGCGCAGTACCTGTCTCTGTTACCCAAATGCAGCTTGGTTTAGCCGTTGGGCCTTCTGAATGGATTAACGGCCACCTCCGCAGAATAACATACTACCCCACTCGTCTCACCGACGCACAGCTACAGGCTTTGACAACATGATCGACCTCTATCTCATGGCCGACACCGACGTAGAAATGCTTGCTGCCTTGGTCGCTGCGGGTGTTATCGACGAGGACGGTTTTCCGGTGGATGGTGTGTCAGTTGATCACATCGGGCCGTTTAGCCGCGTGACGGGATACGACAAGGCCGACGAGCCTATCGTCGCAGACTATCCTGATTGGCACACCAATCTGCGCGGCGACTTTACCGACGAACAGCTTGCTGCGTTAGAGCCGATCAGCGTTCACCCAGCAATCCCCCACCGCATTTGGGCGTAAGTTATGGCGTTCACAGGGGAACTCACCATTACGGATCGCATTCGCTTGCGCGCGATTGTCCGTAAGGTGCATCTCTCGCACTATCCGCAACACATGCTGGATAACTACGAGTGTGATAAATTGATCGATGCCTGGGGGCCCGAGGTTGCTGGCAACATTGTCAAGGCAGCCTTGGACAAGGGGCTTGTTGCGTGAGTCTTAAATACAAGCCGGGTGGTGATACACTCAAGGCTTTTATGAAGGACGACCACTTCTTCCGTGGTCTGCGTGGTCCGGTAGGAAGTGGCAAGTCTGCCTGTTGCGCCATTGAAATGTTCCGCCGTGCTTTGGCTCAACAACCTAACGAGCAGGGTATCCGCCGCACAAGGTGGGCTGTGGTGCGTAATACCAACCCGCAGCTGCGAACTACAACGATCAAGACTTGGCTGGATTGGTTCCCGGAAAACATCTGGGGCAAGATGCTATGGCATCCGCCGCCCTATACCCACCACATCAAGAAGGGCGATCTTGATATGGAGGTCATCTTCTTGGCCCTCGATAGGCCGGAAGATGTGAAAAAGCTGCTCTCGCTCGAGCTTACCGGCGTCTGGATCAACGAGGCGCGCGAAGTTCCCAAGCAGATTGTTGACGCCTGCACCATGCGTGTTGGCCGTTTCCCCTCGATGAAGGATGGCGGACCTACATGGTATGGCGTCATTGCTGACACGAACGCGCCTGACGAAGATCACTGGTGGCCAATCATGGCGGGCGAGGCTCCTATCCCTGACCATATTGGTAGGGAGGAATCCCTTATGCTTATCAAGCCGGATACCTGGGCATTCTTTACACAGCCCGGTGGTATGGTCGCTAATGTAGATCACGAAGGCGTGGTCACTGATTATCAGCTGAATCCGAAGGCGGAGAATCTTAAGAACCTTACGCCCAACTATTACCCCTCGATCATTACCGGCAAGACCAAAAGCTGGATCGATGTGTACGTCTTGAACAGGTTAGGTAGCCTGACAGATGGCAAGGCAATCTATCAGATGTTCGATGAGGTTGCTCATGTATCCAAGGAGCCAATCCTTTCAACGCCGGGTGTGCCTATCATCATAGGTCTCGACTTTGGTCTTACGCCCGCTGCCGCTTTCTGCCAGAACGTCCGAGGGCGTTGGTTTGTGTTGCATGAGTTGGTTGCCCAAGACATGGGCATTGTTCGCTTTGCCGAGATACTCCGCATAGAGATGGCGCAGCGATTCCCCGGCGCGCAGTTCGTAATCTATGGCGATCCTGCTGGCGACTATCGAGCTCAGACTGATGAGCGCACACCGTTCCAGATTCTAAGGCAAGCTGGACTCAAGGCCTACATTGCCCCGACAAACGATCCGTCATTGCGAATTGAAGCGGTAAGTAACCCCCTGAATCGCATGGTTGATGGTCAACCTGGATTCATGATTGACCAGAGATGCGTCAATCTTATCAAGGGCTTCCGTGGTGGTTACCAGTATCGACGCCTTCAAGTTTCTGGTGGTGGTCGCTATGAGGACAAGCCTGATAAAAACAAATACAGTCACGTTCATGACGCACTGCAATATGCCCTGTGCGGCGGTGGCGAATCTCGAACACTGACCGTTGGCAGAGGAGATACCAAGCCTGTAGTGGCTCGAGCAATGTTCGATGTGTTCCGCAGGCAGCCTTCGATGCGCCGATCCGTTTTTTAGTCCATTGCTATAGCGCGACCAGTTTACCCAATAGGCCGGCAAGGAGCTTCTGGTATGTGCATGAAAACCCCCAAGCCTCCAGTTCCGACTGCTGAGGAAACGGCAATGGAACAGGAGGCTAAGATTCAACGCGAATCTATGGCTGCCGAACGCCGTCGTGCGCTCTCCGAAATCAAGGAAGGCCGACTTGAATCTGAGCTTTCCCGTATTCGCGGCTCTGGTATGCGCTCACTTATTTCTGGTCGCCGTGGTGGTCAGGGCTTCCTTCGCTCTATGCTGGGCTCTTAAACTATGCCGGTAATTCCAACTCCGATTGTTCCGGTCACAGCCAGCGCTGGGCTGCTTGGCAAGTTGCAAGCTCGATATGCTCGGGCCAAGCAACTGCGGGAGCCGTGGATTTCGGAGTATGAAGAATGCTACGAGTATGCGCTGCCTAGCCGCGAAAGCTTCTATGCCCAGGCTGCCGGCCAAAGCCGCACCGACAAGATTTTCGATGAGACTGCGGTGGTGGGTGTGCAAGAGTTTGCATCCCGCCTACAGGCTGGTTTGATCCCCAACTATGCACGGTGGGCAGAGCTTGTCTCTGGTAGCGAGGTGCCGGAAGATGATCGCTCTGAAGTGAACGAAGCGCTCGAGGCCGTCACTGAATATGTGTTTGAGGTAATCCAGAACAGCAACTTTGCTCAAGAAGCAAACGAGACGCTGCTCGATATTGCGCTTGGCACTGCTTGCATGAGGATTGATGAGGGCGATGCTCTTAATCCTGTGATGTTCACCGCTGTGCCCCTGCCTCAATTGGCATTGGATGTTGGGCCCGACGACAAGCTCGACACGATCTTCCGTGAGCGTTCTATCCGCACTTCGAACATTAAGATTGCTTATCCGAAGGCGGTCCTGCCTGCCGAGCTTGAGCGTGAGTTGGCAACTGGCGTGGACAATTTTGAGTCTCTAGTTGAGTGCGTGTACCGTGATTGGTCGGCTCCTGGCGAGGAGGTAAACATGCTTGCCGTGTTCCTTCCCCAGCGGAACCACATGCTCTTCACGGAAACCTATAAAGGTATTGGTTCCAATCCCTATGTTGCGTTCCGTTGGTCTAAAGCTGCTGGTGAAGTTTGGGGCCGTGGTCCTCTTCTGTCTGCTATGCCTGCTGTAAAGACCACCAATCTTGTAGTGCAGATGATTCTCGAGAATGCTCAGATGGCAATCTCGGGTATCTACACCGCAGAAGATGATGGCGTAGTAAACCCGGCAACGATCCGGCTTGTGCCCGGAACAATCATTCCTGTTGCTCCGGGTAGCTCTGGCCTGCGCGCCGTAGGCAGTGCCGGCAACTTTGATGTGGCTCAGTTGGTGCTTTCTGACATGCGCCTCAACATCAAGAAGGCGCTCTACAACGAGATGCTTGGCAATCCGAACACAACGCCAATGTCTGCAACTGAAGTGGCACAGCGTATGGCTGACTTGTCACGGCAGATTGGTAGCGCCTTTGGTCGTTTGCAGGCAGAGTTTGTGAACCCCGTGCTTCGCCGAGTGGTATACATCCTCAAGAAGCAGGGTCGCATCTCTATCCCGGTCATTAATGGCCGCGAAGTGAAGGTGCGCTCAACAAGCCCGCTTGCTCAAGCCCAGGCTTTTGAGGACATCAATGCTATCAACCGATTCCTTGAAATGGTACAGGGCCGCTTCGGCCCGCAGATGGTCAACCTATACGTAAAGGGCGACGAGACTACCAAGTATCTGGCTGCCAAGTTTGGTGTGCCGGAAAGACTGATCCGCGATGAGGCGGAACGGGAGCAGCTTGCTGGTCAGATAGCGCAAATGGGGCAAAATGGCATCGACACAAGCCAAATTACTGGGGCCTGACGGCTTCGTTCGAGCTCCCGTTGAGGAGCGTAAGCTAAACGAACTGGCAGCATCGACCTTCAGTAGCAATGGAGCTCGAGAGTTCTTGGCTTATTTGCGCTCGATCACTATTGAGGCGGTCGCCGGTCCACACATTGGATCAGATGAGTTACGGCATCGAGAGGGTATGCGCTATCTCGTAGCCATCATTGAACAGCGCATAAATAAGGGGAAGCAAAATGACTGAGATGGTGGAAGGCAATAACGGCGAGACTCCGATTGAGAGCGCAGCGCCCGTTGACGAGTCGCGTCCTGAGTGGTTGCCTGAGAAGTTTTGGGTTGAGGGCAAGCCGGCCTACGATAAGCTGGCTCAATCCTATGGTGAGCTCGAAAAGATGCGCGGCAATCTGCGCGAGAAGCTTGTCGAGGAATTGACGGCCGAGCGCCTAGCTGCGCGACCCGAGGCACCCGATGCTTATGCGCTGCCGCAACATGAGAAGCTCGATCAGGAGCAACTTGAAGCGTCGGGCGTTGTCCAGTGGTGGCGTCAGTTTGCCCACGATCAGGGTTACAATCAGGAACAGTTTGAAACTGCCATCAATACCTACGCCGATTTACAGGTGAAGGAGATTGAGGAAAGCTATCAGCGCGAGTTTCAAAAGCTTGGCGAAAGCGCAACTGCTCGCATTGAGGCGGTGCAGCTATGGGCGAACAACTACTTCAACGAAGAAGAGCAAGTTGCAATTTCCGCTGCTTGCACCAGTGCTGCCGGCGTGGCTGCAATGGAAAAACTAATGTCTGCCCTTAAGGGTTCAGGCGTTGTTGATAATGCCATGTTTGAAAAGAAGCCGGAGCCTACCCGTGCAGAGGTAGAGAAGATGATGCAGGATCGCCGCTACTGGCACCCGGGTGATCGTGATCCTGCGTTTGTTCGTCAGGTGGAAGAGTTCTTCGCCAAGACCTTCCGCTAATGCACGTCCGCTTTATGGAGGAACGGGACATTCCCGTTGTCGTTACGCTTGGCAGCTTAATGCACCGTGAAGCGCCTGAGTATGCCGACTTCCAGTTTGATGAGGACAAGCTCGAGCGCCTTGCTTGGGTTTGTCTTTCTGAAAGGGATTGGTCGACAATCGTTGCGGAGACTGAAGTAAACGGCGAGATTCGAATCGTCGGATTCCTTGTGGCCGCCGCAGTAGAAACTTTCTTTGGGCCTGACCGATTCACTGAGGACTTGGCATTCTATGTGATGCCAGGATTCCGAGGCACATCGGCTGCCATCAAAATGCTAACGCTGCTTGAGGTTTGGTCGAATGCCGTTGGCACAAAACGTGTGCGGATTGGCGTAACCACCGGAATCAATGGAGATGTGGCAGGACGGTTTCTGCTACGCATGGGTTACGTCGATAGTGGTGCCCTTTACTCTAAAGGAATTAGTCCATTGCCGGCTTAATGTATTTGCAAGAGATGACAGGCAGGCCCGCAAGGTCTGGCTATGGAGCCCGCCAGGACAACTCCTTTCGCATCGTTTGCGGATAACCGGCAAAAACCAGTTTTTCGCAAGCCTGAATGAAGGGATTAAACAATGGCAATCGATATTAATGACGCCTTTGTAAAGCAGTTCGAGAGCGAAGTGCACATGGCGTATCAGCGTATGGGCTCTAAGCTCCGCAATACCATTCGCTACAAGGGCAATGTCCGCGGTACCAGCACCACCTTCCAGAAGGTTGGCAAGGGCACCGCTGGCACGAAGTCGCGCCACGGCAACGTTCCGGTGATGACTATCGATCACACCCCGGTTGAGTGCACCATGGCCGACTTCTATGCTGCCGATTATATCGACAAGCTGGACGAACTGAAGATCAATCATGACGAGCGCATGGTTGTCACGCAGTCTGCCGCTGCTGCTATGGGCCGCAAGACGGACGAACTCATCGTTACCGCCCTGGATTCGACCAGCAACACCATCACCGAAAGTGGCACGGCTCTGCTGACGCAGACCAAGATCAACACGGTGTTTGATTACTTCGGTAACAACGATGTGCCGGATGATGGCGAACGCTACTTCGTTATCTCGCCGGGTGCGTGGACCGATTTGCTCGGTATCACGGCCTTCTCGAGCGCTGACTTTGTTGGTCCCGATGAACTGCCTTACAAGGGCGGCATGGTGGCCAAGCGCTGGATGGGCTTCATGTGGATGACCTTCTCGGGCCTGCCCATTGCTTCGAGCATCCGTAAGAACTTTGCCTATCACCGCTCGGCTATCGGCATGGGCGCTGGTTCGGAAGTGCAGACCGAAATGAACTACGTGCCGGAAAAGGCCGCCCACCTTGCAACCTCAATGATGTCGCAGGGTGCCGTGCTGATCGACAACTTCGGCACGTACGAAGTTCAGACCTACGACGCTTAAGGAGCAAAGAAGATGGCTTTTACTCCCGCAACTTTGATTAAGCTGGCCGGCGCTGAACCGGCTCTGCATATCTACACAAACTCCGATGCAATCGCTACGGTTGTTGCCTCGGGCTATTTCAACACGGTGACCGACAACCTCAAGCAGAATGATGTTATTCTGGTTGTGGGTTCGACGGGCGGCACTCGCACGGTTGACGTTGTTTGCGTTACGAGCGCGACTGGCGCGGCGACCGTTACGACGACCGCTCTGGAAGGCGTCACCGCCTCGTAAGTAACAGGGAGAGGTTCTCCCCCTGACCTCTCCCGGGCCAGCCTTGTCTTGTGCAGGGCTGGCCTTTTCTCTAGGAGCGCACCGTGGCAGTTACCGACATTGATATTTGCTCTCGCGCCCTGGTCTTGATTGGCGCTACGCCTATCACGTCATTTGCGGATGGCACGACTGAGAGCACGGTGGCTGCTAATCTCTATCAGGATACGGTGCGTGATTTGCTGTCCCGTTTCCGTTGGCGCTTTGCCTCTGGTCAAGCGCAACTGTCTCGCCGTGTAGATGAGCCGGCATCCAAATGGGATGCGGCTTACAATCTTCCAGCTGATCTGCTGTTGCTGCATGATGTGACCATCAACGACAATCAGATTGATTATGATCGCTACCAAAATCTGGTCTATTGCGATGCGACAACTGAGGATGTGGTGGTTGCCGACTATACGTTCCAGGCGGAAGAGGACCTGTGGCCCCCTTACTTCGTGACGCTGGTCGAGCTACAGCTTGCCTCAATCTTTGCCTACTCGGTGGCCAACCAGATTAATACGGCTGACTTCATGGAGAAGAAGGCCTTGCGGCAGATGGCTCTGGCGCGCAACATTGATAGCACGGCACAGACTTCGCGCCGCTTTGATCTTAGCCGATTCGACAAGGCGCGTAGGACGATTCGCTAATGCCCACGATCAAGCAAGTCCAAACCAACTTTTCATCGGGGGAGGTTGATCCGCTGCTGCGTATGCGTGTGGACACTGGCGCATATCAGAACGGCGCAGCGACTTTGCGTAACTGTTCACTGCTGAACACTGGTGGCATAAGCAGGCGGTCGGGCACCCGCTACCTTGCAACCCTGCCTACTGATAGCAGGCTTCTGCCATTCGAGTTCTCCTCGTCCGAACGCTATGTCTTTGCTCTGAGCAATGCCCGCCTCGATGTGTTCAGCACGTCCGGCACCTTGCTCACCACAATCACCAGCGGCGTTCCGTGGACAGGCGCACAGCTTCGCCAGATTAGCTACACCCAGGCGGCGGACGTGATGATCCTGTGCCATCCATCTTGGGCACCGCGTGTGGTGCGTCGGACGGGTGCATCCAGCTTTACGATCAGCGCATTTACGTTTGATACCAGCTTAGACGGCAACAAGATTTATCAGCCTTACTACAAGTTTGCCGATGATGCCGTGACGATCAGCGTTAGTGCTGTATCTGGCACAGGCGTAACTATCACTGCATCAAGTTCCGTATTTACGTCTGCCTATGTGGGCACGATTGTGCGCTGGAAAGATGTTGAGATTCTCATCACCGCATACACAAACGGCACGACTTTGGTTGGCAACATCAAGGGAACGCTTGAGGGCTCTCTCGATATTAACCCGCTTCGCACTGAGCATACGAGTGACGTTGTTGAAGTGACCCATGCATTGCACGGCTTTGCTACCGGACAGAGCGTGACGATTAGCGGTGCCAATGGTTTTGCTGGGATTAGCTTTGCTCAGATTAACGGCACTTTTTCAATTACCGTGATTGATGATAATCGCTACAGTTACGCGACTGGACATAACGCAAACGCATCAGAAGATGGCGGAGGTCCCTCGGTCAAGTTCACAAGCAGCACAACGTCAACCCGAGATTGGTCTGAGCAGACTTACTCTGCGGTCAATGGCTATCCTGGAGCAGTTGCTTTCCACGAGAACCGTCTTTGGTTCGGTGGTAGCAGCGCCGTGCCTGATGGTTTGTGGGCTTCCAAGATTGGCCTGTTCTTCAACTTTGATGTGGGTGAAGGCCTCGACGATGAGAGCATTCAGATCACTATTGGTAGTGAGGACATTTCGAACGTAAAGCATATCGTATCGAACCGCGACTTGCAGATTTTTACAGCAAGCGGCGAGTTCTTTGTGCCGCGTTCAAGCACCCAAACAGTTACGCCCACTGCCATTCGAATAGCAAGGCAGACGCCGTTTGGTTCGAGTGATGTTACCCCGCTTCCGTTTGATGGAGCCACCTTGTTTGTGCAGGGTTCGGGCAAGTCCGTGCGCGAGTTTGTGTATAATGATAGCGCGAATGGGTATGCCTCAACCGACATTACCTTGCTATCTAGCCATCTGATCAACAGCCCCATTGATATGGCAGTGCTGTTTGGTTCAACTGTGCGTGGTGAGCAGTATGCCCTGGTCGTGAACAACGATGGCACAATGGCAGTGTTTAACTCGGCACGGTCTGAGAATGTAGCAGGATGGACCACTTGGGAGTTTGGAAGTAAGTCTGTCAACTTATTCCGCTCGGTCTGCACTTTGGGCGAACTGGTATTTGTCGCGGTGCAGCGCAACCTGACATACACGCTTGAGTTGCTTTCTGATGCCGAGGCTTTGACGGTTGATAGCGCCGTAAGCCTGACTGGATCAGCAAGCACGACCTGGACGCTAGGTGCTTACTATGCCAACAAAGTAGTCGATGTTGTTTCGAGCAACATGTATCTTGGCACTTATACTGCAAACGGTTCTGGCGTTATCACGCTTACTGACTCAGTGACCAAGGTGATTGCGGGCTTCACTTATCCAGTCGAGATCACCACGCTACCCGTGCACTTGCAGCTTCCTACCGGCTCACTGCTAGGTATGCCTAAGCGAATCAACCGTGTGCTTGTTGGGCTGAATAGCACCCTGTCTTGCGTAGTCTCGAACAATCGTTTGCTTCTGCGTCAGGTGACGGATGACTTGTCTGTTGCTCCTGCCCTCTTTACCGGGATCAAGGAGTTCTTCTTGCTTGGCTACAATCGAGAGGCGAAGGTAACGATTACGCAGGATGAGCCTCTGCCGCTGAGGGTGCTAGGGATGAACATGGAGGTGTCTTTCTAATGTGCATTTCAGCATCCGTTCTCGCTGTCGCGACTCTGGTTACCGCGACTGCTAGTACCGCCGTCTCGGTTTCTGCCGCGCAGGCAAACAAACGCGCTCAACAGTACATGCTTGATGAGCAGCAAAAGCAACTCAAGGAAGAGCGTGAGATTGCTCGCTTGCAAGCACAGGAAGCCGAGGTCGAGCGCCTTAGCGAGTTTCGTAGGCAAAGAGCTAGCAATGCTGCTGCTCTCGCCGCCTCAGGTGTACGTGAGAACATTAGCTTTCTCCAGGGCGTCATGCCAGCGGAGGAGCGCGCCTTGCGTCTGGACATTGGCAACATTCGCATGGGTGATATTACTGGCGCAAATCGTATTGCCTCGCAGATTCGTGTCAATCGTTTCTCGCGTGATGTGGCTGGGTTCAATGCTCAAGCGCAGACCATTGGCGCTGTAGCCAGTCTTGTTGGCACTGCGGCTCAAGTTGGAGCATCATATAACCAAACCAGAAAGCCGAGCGGGGGAGGCACAATCAACTTTGCAGGCGCACCATTTAATGTGCCGTCTACAAAAATGCCTACTTTCAAGCCACCGAAGATTGGGCGCTAATCTATGGGAATCCAACCTTTCCGTCGCCGCATTGGTATCTCTAGCCCGGGCAGCCTACTGTCTGGCAACGCTCCGCAGATTGCCGACGTTGGCCCGTCAATCTCTCGCGCAGCTGGTCAGGTGTTTGAGGCTGCACAGCCTGCCATGCGGGCTAAGGCTGCTCGAGAAGGCCAGCTTGCTGCATCCAAAGCAGAAATTGTGCGCGACGAACAGGGCCGTGCGCTTTCAATTGACACGCCTGAAGGCGCGGGCTTGCTGTATCAGCAGGCGTTTGAGGAGGTGGCGCAGGCTCGTTACGTCAGCCAAGTATCTCTTGATTTTCAAACTCGTGCAGATGCCGAACTTGAAGCAATGCGTAGCGGCACGGGTGGCAAGAAGTTAGATGCCGAAGCCTATCGCGCATACATTTTAGGAACCGCTGAAGGCATACTCGAGGTCGCTGATCCGCGTGTGCGTCCCGTTATTGAATCAACTTTGGCGCGCGAAGGGCTTGAGCGAACTCGTGCTGTCTACAATGAAGTAGGGCAGCGCACACGGCAGGATCAGATTGCCGGACTGAATACTGACCTGACGCGCTACAACCAAGAGATTGCCAAGGCTTCAGCAATGGGCGCTCCTCCTGAAAGGATTGCTCAGCTACAGGCCGATGCCAAAGCGCTGATTGATTCGGTTGTAAAGGTTGGCGCTATTGGTCCACGCGTTGCTCAAGCACTGGGAGCAAACGTAGACGCCGAAGTCCAGGATGCGGTTGCATTTGCCAGCAGCATGACGATTGCCAATCAGGTAACGCCTCCGATCCTTGGCCTTTCTTTTGATGCCTTGCAGACAGTCGAGCGTTGGATGACTGGCGTCAATGTGGGTGACGTTGGCGTTAAAGCTCCTGGCTTGAACTTTGGTGACATCTCAACCCTGCATCCTAAGGCCAAGCAGGCGTTGCAAACTAGCATTACTGATCGCAAGCAGCAGATTGCTACACAAGCAGCAGAAGCCCGAGCTCAAGCAGCAGAGGAAAGGCGCAACAACAAGCTCCTTGCTGCTCTTAAGAAAACAACCGACTCGATTACTGGCGCTTTGTCAAATGGTGTTGGCGGTAACTGGTCGGCTGAACAGCGCGGAGTTCTTGATCAGAACTTTGAGGGCGCTGTGAATCTTGCCGCGCTGGGCAGGCCTGAAGAGCGACAAAAGGCTCTTCAGTTTATTAGCACTCGCCAGTATGTGCCCGGTGCGCTTGTCAACTTTATGGCTAACGGCATTCGTTCTGGCGACCCGTTTCCCGCCATTGAATTTTATCGCAACGTCAAGAACGTCAGCGTAGGCGGCGCAATGGTAGGCGATATGCTGCTTGAAAAGGTAGACGCGCGAAGCCGTGCCCTTCTTACATCTGCTAACGAACTGATTGCATCAGGTCAGAGCAGCAACATTGTAGCCGCTCGTGTTGAGCAGTTGCGCTCGAACAATGGCTTTAGCCGCGATCAGGCTGTAGGCGAGTACAATAACATTCTTGGGGAGGGCAAGCCTGGAACATATCGGACAGATAGGGACAAGGTAATCCGTCAGACTTACGGCATTCCAGAAGGGCAGGCAGTGCCTCCTGTTTTGGCTCGTCGTATTGATGAAAGCTTTGCTGCCAGCCTCGATGTTTACAACCGCGATCCTCGTATGGCTTTGAGCAAGGCTGTTGAGCAAAACAAGGCAGTGTATACTCCATCGCCGGTTTTCTTTGAAGGTGCAGGACCTAGCGTACTTACTCGTAGCTACAGCATTCCCGATCTTGGCAGATTCTTTGGTGGCATTAAAGAGAATGGGAAGGCGCTCGTGCCTCCCGTAAAGGGCGTTGACGGCAAGGTGCGTAACCATGTTATTGGTCGCAATGGAACGATCAAACTTATTCCGCTCGATGAGGGTGTTGCTGACATTGGTCGTTATGAGGTTCGCTTGTTTGACCCTTCGAACCCCAGCCGATTGATGGATAGGTTCGAGCTTGATCTGGGACTCGAGCTCAACAAATGGCAGCAATCGCGTCCCAGCATTGTTGCAACGCCTACTAATCCAATTGGTCAAGCGCGTCAGGGTCGAGCCAATATTGAACGCAGGCAGGGTGTGGCCATGACAAACCCAGCCATTGCAGCTAGCATGACCGGAAGCGGCGCACCGTAAGGAACCAAGATGGAAGTCAGCACCAAACGCACGAGTCGGTATCGCCTTCTTGGGGAGACGCCTGATGTGCAGCCCGTTGGTGAGCAGAGCTTCTTCTCTCGCCTAGCGGATGGCTACGCTATTGGCGCATACGGACAGATGGTTGATGCCGCTGAACGCTTCATGGCGGCTGGCGAACGCACTCCCGGTTATGACCCACTCGATCATGTGCCAAAAGGTTATGAGCAGTTTGCTGATAACTTTATGTTTGCGCGCAATCAGGATGAAGTTGACGTAATCACTGGTAATATCCAGGAGAACCTGGACATTCGCCAACGTCAGAGCGAACTGAGTTTGTCGCAGAACCTGGTAATTGGCGTGATTACTGGCTTCTTCGATCCTATCAATGCTGTGCCTGTGCCGGGTCTTGGCGGCCTTGGCTTTGTGAAGGGTGCGCTGAAGGGCGGCGCTGCCATTGGTTCGATCAATGCCGCTCAGGAAATAGTGCGCGACAGGCTTGATCCTACATCGACGGCAACGGAAACGTCGATCAACATTGGGATGGGCTATCTTGCTGCTGGCCTTATCTCTGGCGGCATTGGCGCGTTTACCAAGGCACCGGCTGGCACAACTCGCTTGCCTCCTGAGACAAGGCAGAGGGCCGATGATGTTGGTGGCCGACTTGATGAAACCTTTAATCTAATTGATGGCATTCCCGGTGGCAAAACTACCGTTACCATCAATGGCCAGACGGTGCGTATTATTGATGGCAACACCGGCAAGGTGGATGCTGATGGCAACTACATTCCGATAGATTATCGAAGCAAGGCGGATGCTGAATCTGCCAATGCTCGATCTGGCTTGGATGAAGTTGGAGCGCCGACAAAGACGGCAGATGAACTGCTGCAAGACGAACTGGCCAAGCCCAATCCGTTTGAATACGACATCGATGCACCGATTGGCCCGACTGTTTATCATGGAAGCCGGGTGTCCACTGAGAACGTAAACTCTTTCATTGATGCTAATGGCAACCTGGTGCTTCAACCTGGTGAAAACTTTGGCCTGTCTGGCGTTTCGTTTGGTGTCGAGCGTCAAGTTGCCGCTGATTACGCAACGCGTGTAATTGGTGGCGGTCGTTCTACTCGTAACTCAGGTGTGTTCGAAATTGATGCTGACGCTGTGCCAAACTTGCAGCGTGAAACGATGGGCGAGGCTGCGATCTACACGGACGCGCCTGTTGTTATCCCGGCTGGCAAGTGGCGCTTGACGGACGCCATGACTGGAGAACCTGTCAATCTTCGCCCTGGCGCTGATGATGCAGACGGCGTTCGCGTCGGTGATGAAGCTGAAGCGCCGCTGCTCGATGCAGAAGATACCATCACAATCGATAGTTCTGCAATCCTGGCTGGCTTTGAATCAAAACCTTGGACGCGCCCCGCTTTGGATGGCGTGACGCCGCTTGCGGATGACGTTTTCAAGACCAAGGAAGCTTGGCTCAACTTCTCAATCTTGAAGGAGCTAAACCAAAAGGCAACGCCGCGCCTTGAGGGTGAGACTGCGGGTGCATATGAGAATCGCATCAATCAATTGGCAATGGATGAGTTCAACGCTGGCCGCCTGCCGCTATCTCCGACAACGGACAACGTGCTGCAGAGTCTAGCAATTCTGCCCACGCCTAGTGGCACTTTGCAGCGTCTTGCTCCCGACCATGTGGAGACGCACGATCTGGCGCAAGGCATTGCCGGCGATCACTCGACAATGACCGTTGCCAACCGAGAAGGCCGCCCTACTACGCCGGGTGGTTCGGTGTTTCAGCGCGCACAGCGTTGGATGATGTCGATGTACATTACTCGCACAGCTAACAACGCTGCTTACGCGCAGTACGTTACCGGCAAAGCGGCAGCCAGCGTGGCTGGCAACGCCTTTGAGGCAACCCGCGTTGGGCTTCCTTTGATTGGCCGCGCTGCTCGAGAGGGTAAGCTTACTCGCGCTGAGTTCAACGCCTATGTGGGTCGAGCTATTAACAGCGATCAGCCTTTTCAGATGTTTGGCAAGGCTTTGCCCGATGCTGACATGGCCATTGTTAAGCAGGCAGCTGAACAACAGCGCGCACTCTATGCTCAGTTTGAAGCAAAGGCTCGTGACCTTGGTATCTTTGATACCCAAGCCCGCGTGAGTCAGGAAGCTGAGTGGCGCAGGGCTGCAAACGAGCGTGATCTTAGCAGGCTGGAAAGCATTAAATCACCTAAGGTGCGCGACATTATCCGCCAAGAGATTGCGGATCGAGAGGCCAAGATTGCCGAGCTCGAGAAGCAACTTGAAGAGATGCAGGCAGAGCCCATTGTTCCTGCCGGTGAGCAAAACTACTTCCCTCGTATCTTTGACGTTGGCAAGATTCGCGCTGACTACGATAACTTTGTGAAGCGCATTGCCGACTCCTACGGTGGTGATGATGCACTGGCCCGTGCCAAGGTTACGGTGGATCGCATCTTGGGCGAAGGTGGTGAGGAGTTTGTTCCTGGTATGGGAACGCCAAAGCATCTTAAGGGCAGGCAGATTCCGCTGACCAACGAGCAGCTGGCCGACTATATTGTGTGGGATTCTGAGCTTGTGATGGGCCTCTATGCCCGTCGCATGGGTGCTACCATTGAGATGTTTGATCGCTATGGCAGTCGCTTTCTCGACAAAGAGTTTGATGACCTTAAGGCTGCGCTTCGTCGTGACGGTTACGATGAGAAGCGGATTAGCAAGATTATTCAGCAGGAAGAGGACTTGCGCGACCGAGTGCTTGGCCGCTTTCATGGTAAAGATCCGATGAGCTGGGACAACCGCGTTGTTCGAGCAATAAAAAACTACGGCAGCCTGACATTGATGGGCCGCAGCATCTACTCACAATCGATGGACGTCGCTCGCACTGTCGCTACTGAAGGCTATAAGCCTGTGTGGCAAGCCATGCACACAATGCTTCGTGGCGAGCTTAAGGATTTCCAGCGCGGCTCTTATGCCAAGGAAGCTGGTGAGGCGATGGAGCTCATCAACGCGCGGTGGATGGCGCAGTTGATCGATAACGATAGCGCCCTGACTGTTACCAATCAGACGGCGCTCGAGCGCGGCCTGGCTGGCGCACAGTCTGCCTTCTTCCAGTTGAACCTGATGAACCCTTTCACCGTGGTTTGGAAGGAGTTTGCAAGCACTATCCAAACCCATGTGCTGCTGACTGAGGCAAGGCAAGTGGCTGCTGCAGTGCGTAGCGGCAAGACCTTGCAGACCATGACCAAAAAGGAGCAGGCGACTGTTGCCCGATTGAACAGCTGGGGCATCGATCTTCGCACCGCACAGACGATTGCAGACATGCCAGTTGAGAAGCTCGAGGGTGGCAATCTGCTACTGGCCAACATGGAAAACTGGACGGGTAGGGATGGAGAGCGCGCCCGCGATATTCTCCTTGGCGCTATCTCTGGCACGGCACGAGCATCGACCATTACGCCTGGCCCACTGCAACGCGCTGCTATTATGGATGGCGTGTTCCGCGTGGGCGGTAAGCGAGTGGAGGCTCCCATCCTTTCGCTGCCATTCCAGTTGATGAGCTTTACTATGGCAAGCTCTGCCAAGCTGACGCACTCAATGCTGTCGGGACGTGATCGCAGCGTTGCCACATCCTTGACGGCATTGATGTTGGGCGGTGCTTTTGCAACGTGGCTCAAGTCGCCTACTGGTTTTGACTACATGGAGCCGGAAGAATTTGCGCTCAACACGCTCGAGAACAGTTCGGTTTTGGGCTACCTCAGTGATGTCTACAAACGCATTGAAGATGTGTCTGGTTACGGGCCTCGCGCAGCCCTTGGCATTGAAGGGCCAGGTGACGGCACCATTAGCGAGAAGGTAGGCGCAATTGCAGGCCCAGCGCCTAGCGTGATTGCCGGTATGATCGAGGCATTTGTCAGCGACAGCCCTGACTTGAGTGAACGTGAACGTGCAGGCATGGTACGCCGCGCCATTCCAATGTCTGGCCTTGTTTGGTGGGATGGCTACATGAAGGAACTCTCAAACTTGGTAGCCGATGCTGGCATGTTTGAGGGTGCTGGACAACCATCTGCAGAGTTTGATGAAAGCGACTTTGAATCAGTAGAAATCCAACCCGTCGAGTAGTCCATTGCTGGCAATGTTCTTTGCAGTGATGACGCAATAGGAGATTCAAATGGCCATTCTTATCAACGACAACACGGCTCGAGTCCAATACACCGCGACCAGCGGGCAGACCGTCTTTGCTGTGCCGTTTGAGTTCTTCGAAAACAGCGACCTCAAGGTTTATCGCAACAGCACGTTGCAGACCATCACGACCCACTACACCCTGACCGGTGCAGGCGTGACTGGCGGTGGCAACCTGACGTTTGTTAGTGGCGTAACGCTCAATGACATTGTCACCATTGTGCGCGACATTCCAATCAAGCGCGTAACGGACTTCCCGCTGTCTGGCCCGTTCAACATCGCCGCTTTGAATCTCCAACTCGATCAGCTAACGGCTATGATCCAGGAGGTGAACACGCTTGTAACAACACGCGTTCCTTTGCTTTCTGAGTTTGACCAGCCTTCTGCGTTTTCTGCAATCCCAACGCTGGCCAATCGCGCCAATCGCTATTTTGTTTTTGACGCCAACGGCAATCCGGCCACAACGCCATCTCCGCTTGTTTTAGAGGATGTTATTTCATTGGGTTTGGGCACAGTTAGTGCGCCAACTTACACCTTCACTGGCGACCTCAACACCGGTATGTGGTCGCCCGCCGCTGACACGCTTGCCTTTAGCGAAGGCGGCGCGGAAGCCATGCGTATCGACAGCAGCGGCAACGTCGGGATTGGGACAACCACCCCCGGCGCAAAGCTGGACGTAAACGGGCCAATCGTAATCGGCAACATTACCGCGCGCGGCGATGGCTCTGAAGGTGGACAGATTACCTTTAGCAACGCAGCCAACAGCGCAGGGCCACTGACTCTTGATGTGGATGCTAGCGGCAACGGTCGGCTTATCACCACTGTTAACAGCGCCAACCTAAGCCTTGGGCAACTTTCTGGCACGGGCGGGATCGTTCAATTTTACACTGCCAACAGCGAACGTATGCGTATCGACGCTACAGGCAACGTCGGAATTGGGACGAGCGCGCCGCCGCAGCTTCTGGCTGTTGGTAATACTACGGATCAGTTTGGTGCGGGTATATCTGCCGCTGTCACAACCGTGTATTTTGGATCGCCAAGTAGCGGTTCAGGCGGCATCCGACGCCTCGCATACGACCGCGCCAGTGGTAACTTCGACTTCATTGGTGGCAGCGTTGCCAGCCCCGCGACCCAGATGACCATCACTTCTACAGGCAACGTCGGGATTGGGACCGCTTCGCCGTCTACAAAGCTCCATGTTGCAGGTGCTTTAACCCTGGACACTGCTCTGTCTGTCGCCAACGGCGGTACGGGCCAGACTACTTATACCAATGGCCAACTGCTGATTGGCAACACTACTGGCAACACACTAACCAAAGCCACATTGACTGCTGGTTCTGGCGTAAGCATCACTAATGGCACCGGCTCAATTACAATTTCTGCAACCGGCAGTGGTGGCGGCACGGTTACCTCCGTAACAGGCACCGGCACGGTCAATGGTCTGTCTCTTTCGGGCACCGTTACAAGTAGCGGCGACATTACGCTGGGCGGTAGCATTACTTCTGTGGCTACAACGGCAACTATCAATGGCGTTACCATTGGTTACCGCAGCATCCCTCGTTCTACGACTACTTCCACCGCTGTTGTAGCGGACGTTGGCAAGTGCATTGCGGTTACTGCAGGCATTACGATTCCAAACAGCACCTTTGCTGCTGGTGATGCTCTCTCTATCTACAATGATAGTGCTTCGGCTATTACGATTACGGCTGGCGTGACCACACTCCGACAAGCTGGCACTGCTAATACGGGCAATCGCACACTGGCTGCGCGCGGCATGGCTACTGTCTGGTTTAATAGCGCAACTGAGGCAGTTATCTCTGGTGCGGGGGTTAGCTAATGAGCGGCATCCAAATGGCGCTGCTCGGTAGTAGTGGCAGTGGCTTTATTGCTGTCACCAACACTTACACAACTGGTACTGCTGCTACTGAGACAGTTCCCACTGGCGCTACGCAAGTTGTCATTACGTTAGACGGCGGCGGCGGCGCTGGGGGTTATAGTGGTAGCACAATAGGTGGAGGTGGAGGTGGCGGTAGCCGCTCGATCAAGACTATTGCAGTTGTTGGTGGGGATACCGTTACTTACACGGTTGGTTCCGCAAGAGGCGGGCGCAATACTAGCGGTTCTGGATTAGGTGGCGTTGCCTCAACTGTGTCGGCTACTGTTTCTGGTGGCTCCGTAAGCATGATTGCTAACGGTGGAGGCGGCGGCGGCTCAAGTATTGGTGGCGCTGGTGGAAATGCCACAGGCGGCGACACTAACATTTCAGGCACCGCAGGCTCTGATGGATCGCTTGATGGGCCAGGAGGCGCTGGCGCAAGCGGGGCTGCAGGCGGTAGCTACCTTGATGTGATTAACGGCACCGCTCCAGGCGGCGGCGGCGGAGGCAGCGGTGTTGACGCTGGGAGCATTACCTCTGGTACGGGTGCGCGTGGCCAAGTTTCGTTTGCTTACACTTAAGGAAAACAAACTATGACCGTTACCAACACTTGGACCGTTGTCCGGATGGACGCCTATCCCGAACGTGACGGCAAGACCGATGTGGTCTTTACCGTCCATTGGACGTTGACTGGCACTGAGGCTGGTTTCGTAGGCACTGCTTACGGGACACAGGGCGTAATAGTTGATTCTGACGCGCCGTTTACGCCCTATGTCAATCTGACGCAGGAACAGGTGGTTGGTTGGGCGAAGGCCGCTATGGGCGCAGAGCGTGTCGCAGCACTGGAGGCCAGCGTAGCCAATCAGATCAACGAACAGATCGCTCCTTCGGTTGTCACCCCGCCGCTGCCCTGGGGCGTGTGACTAACACTAAGCAGATAGCAAGGATAAGCCATGAACGAGAGCCATGACTTTAACGCTATAGCCAAGACGGTTATGGACGCTGCTGCTGCAGGAGTGGGCCTCGTCTCATGGGTAGGTGTCGAGATATTCCCGGCAATCCTGCAAATCCTTTCAGCTGTCTGGCTTGTGCTACGCATCCTC